AAGCTGGCGCTGCTCGGACTCGGATAGCGGCCCGGTCGCGGCGGGGGCAGCAGCCGGGGCGGCCTGCTGCGGGGCTGGCGCTGGCGCAGCGGGAGGCGGAGCGGGAGCCTTGGCGGCAGGCGCGGCGGGCTCGGACATGGCGGGCCTCCTAAGCGGGGATCAGGGAGTAGGCGCGGACGGCCAGCGTGGTCGTGGTGGTGAAGTCCACGACGACACAGCCCTGCGCGGCGGCGGTCAGTGCGGTGGTGTTGATCGCCCCGGCGTAGGTGACCAGGGTGGGTGCCTGCTGGTTGTAGGTGGCGGCGTTCCACGGGCCGAGCCAGCCGACCGAGTTGGCGGCGATCGTGTACTGGTAGGTGGTCGCGGGCAGCACCTGGCCGGTGGCTCCCACCAGGTCACCGACCAGCACCTGGCAGACGCCGCCAGCGGTGCCGCCGCAGGCGAAGCCGAGCATGACGTTGCCGGACGGGTTGGGGATCTGCACACCGAGCGCGGTGCCCCAGGCGGTGATCGCAGACGGGGAGCCGAGGTCGTAGCCGGGCGTGGTGGCGGCGATGTAGGTGGCCCCGGCCGCGCCGAGGTTGAAGGGGATCGGGGCGAGCGTGACCCGCGGTCCGGTTGCCATGTCAGACTCCCGTCACGATCGTGTAGTTGCTGGTGAACGTGGTGCGCTGATCGGTGACGTCCCACGGCAGCGGGCTGGGTCCGTTGCCGACCCGGGTGCAGTTGGCGATCCAGGTCCCGTCGATCTGCACCGGGAACTGGGCGCGCAGGATCATGGTGTCGAGTAGCTGGGCGGCTTCCTCCGCGCCCAGCGGGTCCTCGGGCGCACCGCGGAGCAGGGCCTGGAAGTTGGACCCGTCCAGGGCTGCTTCCTCGGTGATGTAGCCAGGCCCGCCGCCCCCCGTGATCACCAGGAGACGATCTGGCGATGGGGGGACGTACGGACCCGGGCTCAGCGGATAGCCCAGTTCCTGGCGGTCATCCCAGCCCAGGCTGGCGATCCAGTCCATGATCACTTTCGTCTGCGCGGTCATGCGGCACCACGCCTCGGCGGCGGCAGGCCCATCCGGCCCCTCGCGGTGTTGTGCCAGTAGATCCAGCCCTTGAGCGCGCTCGGCAGGCCGGGCCAGCGCCAGCGGTTCTTCTGCCGTAGCTCGGCCTCGGTGAGCCGGTGCCGCTTGGGTGCCCGGTCGTAGACGTCGCGCAGCCCGCGGGTGACCTGCGGGTGGCCGGAGTGGATCAGGTCCCCGAACTCCCACGGCGCGGCAAGCTCGGCCAGGTCGGACAGATCCTCCATGGCGTAGCGCATAGCGCGCTCGCCGCCGTCCTCGTAGTAGCTGTCCGCGATGTTCTGGAGCCAGACGCCGAAGTGCCGGAACAGCGGCCACTCCAGGTACTTGGGACCGCCGCCGCGGGGGTGCCGCAGGTCCATCCGTTCGTGCTGGTAGTGGGCGTACACCTGGTCGATCGTGACCGAGCCCCGCAGCCAGCCGGTGCCGCTGTGGGTGCGCTCCAGCAGGGCGCGAAGCTCGGGCGCGGCCGTGCCGGGCATCACTCCCACGCTCCCATGTAGTCGTAGGCGGTCGGCATGACGCCTGGCCGTGGCCCGCCGCGGTCCGGTGGGGTGTCGGGGAACAGCACGCCGCCGTAGACCTTGGTGTTGCTGTCCTGGCCGGTGAAGATCGTGGGGATGCGGTTGATCACCAGGCCGCCGACCGGAGCCCCGGCCGCCGAGTCGGCCACGTCATCGGCACCGGGGCCGAGCAGGTTGACCTCGCCCTTGCGGGCGGCGTCCAGCACCTTCATCGCCTCGATGTAGCGAAGCTGGACGGGGTGGTTGGCCCCCATGTCCTTCTGCTTGAGGTAGTACGTGGTCGCCCACCAACTGGCCAGGTCCAGGGTCAGGCTGGTGATCAGGCTCGGCACCGGGTCGGTGAACTCGGTGTTGGCGTACAGGCTCACCCGGTCGGTGGCCGCGGTGATGGCCATGATCAACTGCTCATCGCTCAGTTGCGCGGCGGTGCCGGTCCCAGCGTCGGTGGAGTCCAGCACCAGCTTGAGCGCGTCGGTGCTGGCGTACAGGATCTCCGGGGCCGGGGTGGTCATCCACTGCCCCGGTACAGGCCGTCAGGGTTGGTGCCATCGGCCACGTTCAGCGCCGTCTGAGCGCTCATCGTGGTGAGGTTGCCCGCGCCGCCGTAGGCCGTCTCGGTAGGTGAGCCAGGGGCGATGTCCACCACGGTTCCGGCCTTCACCCGGAACGTGCCGCCGTCCCAGGTCACCAGCGTGTCGGTGATGACCATCCGGGGGTTGAGCGCCATGACGGCCTCCTAGTTGTGAAGGCCCGCATGGCCTACGTCGTCCTGGCCCTGCACGAACGCCCGCAGGTTGCCCGCGCCGATCGCCTGGTAGAGAAGCTGCGATGGGGTGCTGCCTGCCGAGCTATCGCAGATGATCACCTGGCCGCGCTGGAAGGTCACTCCCCACAGTTCGTTCCAGGCGGTGGCAGGGACGCTGGCCGACCCGTAGGTGCCGCCCGTGGCCGCGCCAGGGGCCACCGTGACGGTGTTGGTCACCACGAACCGGGACAGGGCCATCAGTACCCCCAGCTAGGCGCGGGGATGACCGCGCCGCCGACGCCGATGCCGCTGTCCCGGGGGGCGATGGCAAGCTGGCCGAACGTCATGCCCGAGCCGTGAGCCCGGACCGCCGCGGTGATCGGGATCGAGGTCGCCGTGGCTGACCCGTTGACGGTGACTACCTCGGACAGCACCCCGGTGCCGAGCAGCAGCAGCATCCCGCTGGTGAAGCTCGCGCCGCCGCTCGCCACGCCGATCGCCGTGCCGCCCACGGCCAGCGCCGCGTTGCTGGTGCCGGTGGGCGCGACGGGAGACAGGGTGTAGTACCACTCGCACGCTGAGCACCGGAAGGTCACCACGTTGTCGATGGCGACGAACATGCGCAGGGTCCTGCACCGGGGGCAGGTGAGCCGGAGCGTGGCCGGGCTGGCGGGCATGGGCTATGACCCCCTCCGCTGCCGGGCGGCGCGGGGCGGAATGTCCACGGCGTCCTGGTCCGGGGGCGGCGGCGAGTCCTCGCTGCCTGGCTGCGGCTCGTTGGCCTCGGGCGGCTCCAGCACCGTGACCTGGCTGGAGCCGGGCGGGTCCGGGCGGGCGTTCTCGGGCACGCCGGGGTTGCCGATCCGCTGGCCGGTCCGCTGGTTGATGGCGATGCCGGACAGTTGCTTGGGGTGCAGCCGGGGCAGCGGCTCGGTGGAGTCCTTGGCCGAGCGGATCATGGGGAACGCCTTGAGCGGGGGCAGGAACTTGGCCGCCATGTCGTCGGTGAGGTCGATCGTCTCCCCGGCCAGCACCAGGTCGGTTTCCCGGTTGGGGTCCCCGACCCGCGGGACGGACAGGTTGACGATGGCTTGGTAGGCAGACATCAGACTCCCGACAGCAGGCAGATCGACAGCGGCTGGTCCAGGCCGATAGCGCTCGCCCGCTGGGTGTCGGAGCGGAAGGTCTTGCGGGGCTCATCGCGGTACAGCGGACCTGCGATGAAGGGAAGCTCGTCAGCGATGAAGCCGCAGCGCTTGCGCTGCATCACGATCGCGTTGCCCGCGGGCACCTGGCGGCTGACCATGACGTCGAGGTTCATGATCTTCTGCGGCAGCGTGCCCGTGTAGAGCAGGTTTTCGGACGCGATGTCGCCCACGTACGGAGCCGCAAACGTGTTCGATTGCAGCAGCGTGTTCTTGGTCCCGTGGTTGATGATCAAGGTGTCGGCCTCAAAGCCGAGCCACTGCGTCATCCCGCTCGGGGCAGTGGTGGAGGCGTTCTCCACCAGGAAGCTGGCCTGCGCGAGGTCGGCCCGGATTGTCGCGCCAGCCGACGCCCAGGTGTTGGCCACGGCCAGCGTCTGAATGTTGGCGTTGGCCACCACGGCCGAGTAGAAGGCGGTGTTCCAGGAGTAGGTCATCGTGTTCTTGACCTGCATCAACTGGCGTGTCACCGGGTCTACCGACTGGCGGCGGCGCATTTCGTCGCTGACCATGATCGCCATCGCCCGCTCATGCGCGAACACCACGCGGGGCAGCCCGACGCTGGTGGGCACGATCGGGACCTCAGCGAACTCGGCCCGGATCTCGGGGAAGTCGTCCGCGTACAGCGGGGTGGACTCCGCGAAGCGAACCGCGCCACTCGGGGCTGACCCGCCAGGACGCAGCACCGAGTCCACGATGAACTCGTTGCGGGTCATGTCGAGGATCAGCGCCGGGATGGTCAGCGGGTCCTTGAGAAGTTCAGCGACAGTTACCCGCGGGGAATCGCTGTATCCGCGTGCTGGCGTGGGCATGAGTCAATTCCCCTCAGAAGATCCGAACCCGGCCCAGGAAGAACGACGTAGCACCAATCCCGCCGATCGCCTGGGTGAGTTGTGCGGCTGCAACGCCGCCTGGGTGTGTGCAGATCCCGACTACCTGATCTGCGGCTGGCCCGGCTCCTGCCGGGCCAACCGTGCCGTTGGCGGTGGCGAGCAGCTTGCCACCGGGGGTGACCGCGGCGGAGTACCAGGCCCAGATGTCTACGCCGCCGTAGTAGACCGACACGAAGTCATCGAGGACGCTCATGTCGATCTGCTGCGCGCCGTAGGTGTTGACCGCGGGCAGGCCCGCGGCGAGCACGTTGGCGTCCTTGCCGACCACGCCGAGGACGTGAGTCGAGGCAGCGCCTGCGGGCTTGACGGTCAGGTCGGTGGTGCCTGCGGTGATCGTCGTAGGCTCCACAAGCTGCCCACCAAAGACCAGCGCGCTGACCTGGTAAGACGCCGCACCCTGCTTGTAGTGCGGGAGAACTGCGGTCATGTCGCTGACCCCTTCGCTAGTTGCTGTTGGTGACGCCGACGCCCAGGCCAAGCTGGTCGCGGTAGGTGGTGGCCCGGAACGTGCCGCCCGCGCCAGTCACCGCTGCCTGCTCGGCCGAGGACAGTTCGACCACCGTCCCGGCCTTGATCGTCTTGGCGGGCTGGGCGTAGCCGGATGCCGGGATCGTGAACGTGGTGGTGACCAGGAGACGGGCCATGGCTCAGACCAGGCCCAACTGGTCCTTGGCGCGGGCCACGACGTCAGCGCGGGCCTTGGCCGCCTCGGACTCGGCGTCCTCGGGCTCCATCGCGGTGCCCAGTTCCACGCCCATGTCCAGCGACTGGGTGACCCGGGCGAACTCCGCTAGGACCTTACGAACGATCTGCCCGGCGTCCACCGAGGTTCCGTTTGCCAGGTCCACCACGTGGCCCGCGCCCTCAAGCAGCGGCTGGGCGAGGTCGGCCACCACGGGGGGCACGCCTCCGGCGATGAGCCTGCGCCGCTCGCCAGCCCAGCGCTCGCCGTCAAGCTGGCCCTGGATGATCGCCAGTTGCCGGGCGTTCTCATCGCCGGTCGCCTGGGCAAGCTCCAGCGCCATGGCGGTCGGCGTGGCCAGGCCCGCGGTGGCGGGCTCGGGCTCCAGATCCTCGGCGTTCAGGCTGGCTTCCCACTCGGCCAGTTCCTCATCAGACATGGCGTCGATCTGCGCTTCCAGCGCGGCCAGGTCGGGATCGCCCTCGGGCGGATCGCCGCCCTCGCCGCCGACGTCGCCTGCGGTCGGCGCGGTGCCCTCGGGCATCTGGCTGATCAGCGCGGCCAGCTTGTCGGCATCCAGGCCGAGCAGCGTGGCGAGCTTCTGCTGCTGCGCCTCATCGAGATCTGGCATGGCTGTTTCCTCCGAGAGGGTGAAGGACTCACCGCTGAGATCGACGGTGACCTGGACGTCGTTGGCGGCGGCGACGGCCTCCCAGCCGCCCATGCCGGGGATGCGGGGGTCCAGCGTGCAGAGCACGTGCTGGATGGCGCGGGCGAAGTTCTTGCCGTCCGACCGGTCGTAGCCCTCTACGATCCGGGCCGAGACGCCGACGCCGGGGTTGTCTGCGAGCACCGCCTGGCCGCGCTTGGTGGGCTCTACCTCGATCCACAGCCCGTCCGGCTCCAGGGCCATGTCGGTGATCTGGCCGCCCGTGCGCTCCACGTCGTTGGTGTGCTTGTTCTCATCGCCAGCAAGCTGGAACGGCACCTGGTCGTAGGCCCGGCTCTTGAAGGACTCCACCAGGCCAGCCAGGTAGCCGCGGTCAAAGTTGAGCACCCGGCCCTTGTAGTGGATCTCCCCGAGCGGCAGCAGTTTCTTCCGCCACCGGGAGCCTGCCTGCTTGGCGGCTGCCCCGGTGAACGGGGTGAGCAGTGCGAGACTCACCCGCTGGCCTTCCGCTCTGCCCTGCGGGCGAAGCTGTGAGCGCGGGCGTGCGGGAAGCCCCGGCCGCGGAGTTTCTTGTAGATCGTCTGGCCGCGCTGCCCGAGCCCGGTAGTGACCCGGGGTCCGTCCGATGCCCCGGTGACCGGGGTGGATGCCGCCAGGTCGGTGTTGCTCAGGCTGGGGTTGATCGCCGGGATGCCGTACATCTGCATCAGGTCGGTCTGCTGGGCCACCTGCTGGACCGGCTCGGCAGCAGGGGCGGGCTGCCGATGGTAGGGGCTCGGGGCGGCGTGATTGTGCGCGCCGATCAACTCCAGCAGCGCGCCGCGCTGGCGGGTGTGCGGCTCGCCGTCCTCACCGTCCCGGGACATGCGCCAGGTGCCGTCATCGGCGTGCCGGATGCGGCCGATCTCGCCGCCGCCTCGGCGGTGCCGGACCACGGCGCTGCCGTCCTCGGGGTCCCGGCTGATGATCAGGTCCAGCGGGCCGGTGATCGGGAACGACTGCATGGCCATGGCGAACTCCAGGGCGGCGTAGACGTTGGATGCGGCCCACGACTTCTTGAGCGCGGCCGTCTTGCCGTACTGGGCAGCGGTGCGCCGCAGTAGCTGCTTCAACTGCTCGCGCCGGGCCGGGCTGCCAGCGCGGCCGACCGCTCGGCGGGCGTCATCCCAGGACTGGGGGCTAGTCACCGGGAAGCCGTGCGGCCCGCCACCTGGCGGCGGGGGCAGCGCGTGGCCGTGGGCGTACGCCTTGGCGCGGCCTTCCTTGGTCAGCGCCGCTGCGCCCTTGGGCAGCCGGTGGCTGCCCGTGGCGGCCTTGCCAAGCTCACCTACGTTGGGGCCTTGGGTCTTGCCTGTTGAGGGTGCCCGGGTTTCACCGGAGCGAAGCTGAGCTTCCTTGGGCCTGCGCTCGCTGGCGGTGCCCTTGCCGGGGGTGCGCCCGGCGATGCCGCGGTGCATCGCGGCGTACTTGGTGTGGTGGGCCTTAGCCGCGTCCGAGATCCCGCCCTGCCGAGCGGCGGCGGCGTGCAGCCGGGCAGCGGCCAGGTGCTGGAAATCAGACGCCCTGCGGCCGGACAGCTTCTGGCTGGCCCGGTTGGCCGCCTCGCTCATCGTCAGCCGGGAGCCGACCCGGGTGCTCGCGCCGGACCGCTTGGCGATCGAGGCGGACATGCGCCGGGTGTGGGTGGCGCTGCTGACGCCGTGCCGTGCGCCGGAGGCGAGCCGTGCGCCGGGCCGGTTGGTGGCAGGCGGGCGGACGGCGATGAAGCCGTGTTCCCAGCCGCCTGGTCCTACAAGATCAACGACACCTACATCGTCCATCCCGCCCGCTTCCGGTCAGAAATGACCGGCACGCCAAGCGGGGTCCGCGCCGTTGGTTGCTCAGCGTAGGTGTACTTACAGCCAGGTGGGAAGCTCAGTCGTCGGTGTCGCTGTCAACAGGCTCGGGGTCCTGGATAGCGACCGCCTGGGAATGCCACTGCCCAGGCCCGGCGAAATGGACCTGATCGGGGTCGTCGTTGGCAGTAGTCACGCTGTCTGGAACGTGCGGTGGCCAGTAGCCATTCCCGTCGCTGAACCGGTAGGCCCCGCCGATCGCCCTGGTGTATGCGCCGACCCGTTCCACCAGGTCACGGTTATCCAGGATGGCCACCGGGTCGATGTCGATGCGGTGGTGCTCATCGTCGTGGAACACGCCGAGGTAGAAGGACCGCCGCTCCAGTGCCGGGCGGAACAGTTCCCTGGCGCGGTCCATCGCCGCGCTGAACTCAGCCGCGGTAGCTGTCTCGGGCACCGACACGGTGTCCATGCCGCGGGGCTTGACGCTCATCGCGTACACGTCGGCGTCGGGAGCCAGGAACTCCCCGGTGCTGGTGTCGATCGTCGCGCCGCCCCACGGCTTGCGGGCCTCGGCGTAGGCGCGGCCCTTGATCGGCTCCCAGTTCGGCCCGTCCAGGGCGGTGATCGGCTGGCGGCCGTTCTTGGCCTGGTCGATCCAGCGGTTGCCCTCGCGGGCCAGGGCCTGGAACTCATCGTGGCTGACCGGCCTGCTGTCGCCGCGGGCATGCTCGGGTCCGATGACCGGGTAGCTGCCGGTCCGGTGCCGCTCGGCCTTCACGGCCTGGTACTCGGCTTCCCGCGCATCAGGCCGGGGACCGGTCCGCATGTCCACCACCTGGACCGGGACGGTGGGGTGACCGAGGGCGCGGGCGATGTTCACCCGGTGCGATCCGCCTCGCAGCACCACCCGGCCATCGTCATGCAGGCTGACTTCCAGCGGGTCCCTGATGCCTTCCGCGGCTATCTGCTCGGGCAGGTGCGGGTGCTTGCCGCTGCTGGTCTGGTCGTGCTGGCGCAGCGCATGCACGGCCTCGGTGGGGACGTCGTAGCGCCCGTGTGTCAGTGCGCCCCAGTCAAAGCCAGCCCTGACCCACTTGCCTCCTGGCCCGCGGGGCTCATGCTCCCACGCGGCCAGCGCGATAGCAGCTAGGCCGGAGGGAAAGGGGGCGGCCCCAGCAGCACCGCGGTCAGCGAACCCTCGCCCACCAACTCGATCATGTCGGCCAGCAACGCCTGGTAGGCCAATTCGATGCCGGTGGACCCGATCACCACGGGGATGCCGTGCTCATCGGCGTAGGCCATCCAGCGCTTCCAGGCGTTCTTGGTCATGGTGACCCGGCCACGTTGCAGCGGGGTCATTTCGGCCGCGTCCAGGCCCTGGTTGGCGCGCTGCTGGGCCAGCCAGGTGATCGCCTGCAACTGGTGCGGCTTCATCAGCTTGCCCTCGCGCTCGCTGATGATCTTGGCGGCCTGGCGGTACTGGTCAGCCACGTACTCATGCTGGCGGGCGTCGTTGATCGGGGCCTTCTCCAGCGCCTTGCCGCGCATCGTGCCGCCGAGCGCGACGTTGACCGCGTGGGTGTCTACCACCACGTGCCCGTAGGGGTCGGTGGGGGCGTCATCGCCGTCGCGGATCAGCGCGCCGAAGCTGTGCGTCTTGGCGGTGGTCATCAATGTGTCGATGCCCTGGCCGTCCAGCGCCTTCTGCGCCTTCTCCTGCTGCTGGCCGGTGACCTTGATGCCCTCGCCGGGGCCGATGGCATGACCGCGCCGCGCCGACTCGGCCGCGTTGAACATGTTGATCGGCCAGGACGTCTGCGGAGAGTAGGCGGACAGCAGGATGCCGCCCTTCTCGGGCTCGCCCCCGGTGATCTTGTTGGCCAAGTCGGACACGTCGGAGTACCAGCGGCGGCCCTGCTCACGGGCTCCGGCGTCGGAGGCGTCGTAGGCGGCCACGATGTTCTCGGCGCTGATCGGGTGCTCGCGCCAGAACGGGTGGTCGGCCGGGTTGCGGTAGCCGGACTTGACCTCGCGCAGCCGCGCCGGGTCAGGCACCACGTACCGGTCCACGCTGCCGACCGGGCCGGGCTTGGGCAGCGGGAAGGCGATGTCACCAGGAGAGTCGATCCACTTGCCGGTGTGCGGGTCGCGCAGTTCATGCACCCAGGCGGGGTTGCTCAGGTCGATCGGGTCCGCTACCGCCCAGCCGTAGCCGAGCACATCGGCCATCGAGGTCACTTGATCGACCTCAGTTGCGCGATGTCGGCGGCTAGCTCGGCCCGCAGCGCGGCGATCTTGGCGTGGATCGTGGCCGTGCTCATCCCGGGCTTGCGGGTCTTGGCGGGTGCCCCGGCCTTGCCTGCCTGCTGCGCGCTGGCCTTGGCCTGGGCGGCCTGCTTGGCCGACTGCGCGCCTGCGCCACGCTTGGCCGGGGTGGAGGACCGGGACCGGCCATGCTGCGGAAGCTGAGCGCGCAGCGAGGCGATCTGCTGGTGCAGGCTGGCGATCTGCCGGACCAGGTGCGCTCGCTGGGCCTTGTCGCCCTTGCGGTCGGCACGCTGGGCGGCCTGCTGTTTGCCCTTGCCCTGGCCCGCTCCACTGGCCGTGGTGAACTGGCCGGTCGGGGAGTGGTAGGGGTTGAACAGGTCGATGACCGTGGCGGCCGGGTGGTCACAGGCAAGCTCCACCAGGCAGTCGGCCACCGTCCAGTCGTTGCTGTGGCTCATCTTGGCCCTCGCCTGCCGGGCTAGCTCGCCCGCCTCAGCGGCCGTGGCCGCGCCCTTGACCTCGGGGTGGCGGCTGCGCACCGACCACTTGCGGATCGCGGCGCGGGCGATGGCGTACGCCTTGTCCGGCCGCATGCCGCGTTTCTCGATCAGCGCCTTGACCACCTGCTGGAGGTAGGGCGTGTGGCCCATCCCCTGGACGCGGTAGAGCCCCGGCCCGCCTGGCCTGCCCCGCGGTGCTGGCGTGCGGGCCAGGAACGGTGTCCTTGCGGACAATTCGATGCCCGGGAGGACATTAGCCAAGCCACCGGGGGATCGGGCCAGGCCCATGCGGACGGCGTGCCTGCGGGCCTGCTCGCGGCGGATCGTCACAATGTCCTGGTCAGTAGCCCGGCGCACATAGCGGGTCTGGAGCTTGCCCGGCCGGGGCAGCACCGAGCGCTGGACGTGGCTGTAGGTGCCGAGGAACGTCTGGCCGTGGGCGTCGGTGCCGAGCACCTGCTGGCCGTCCAGGTGCCCTGCGTCATCGACCTTGATCCACTGGCCGCCAGGCCCGCGGGGCTCATCCGGGTGGAAGGACAGCAGCACGGCCGGGCTGCTGTTGGCCGCGACGAAGGTCCCATGCGCAGACTGGCCGACCGTGACGAACTCGGGCGGCGGCCGGTCGAACGGCTGCATCGGCTCGGGCTCGCCGCGGGCGGCGCGGGCCATCGAGGCGGCCCGCTGGTTGGCCGCGTTGATGTCCTCGATGTCCTCGATGGCCAGCCGGTGCCGGTTGATCTGGTGCATGTGGTGCTTGGCGTCGGCGTGCCCGTCGTCATCGAGGATGCCGTGCCGGATCAGCGACTGCGGGGTGAGCATGAACATCGCGGCGTCCAGGTGCCGCTTGGCCCCGTCAGTGCGGCCAGCCGTGATCAGCCGGGCAGCGTCACGCAGGTGGTCCCCGGCCATCATTTCCGGGTGGTGAGCATCCAGCAGACCTGCGGTGACCCGCATCTGCCGGGCGGCCTTGGCCTTGTGCTCGCCGGTAGCGACCAGCCGCGCCATGGCACCCCGCCTTCACGCCAGGGCTAGCGGGGGACGCCCTCGATCCCGACCAGTATGGCTCAGCCGGTCAGGCTGCGCCACCACGCCATGATGACGTCGGCAGCGTGCTTGAGCGGTGCTAGGACAGCGGGGCCTGGTCCGGGGGGACGCCTGGGTCCACCCCGATCCCGTCTGTCGCGCCGCCTGCGTCAGGCAGGCTGGTGTCGGTCGTGCCGCCGTTGGGCGTGGTGGTCGGGTCGGCCGCCGTGCCCGGGTCGATCGAGGTATCAGGCGGAAGGTCCGGCGTGCCCGGGTCGGTGACCGGCTGGGTGGGGTCCGGCGCGGGGTCCGGGGGAGCCGGGATGGGCTGGATCGGGTCGCTCGGGGCCTGCGGCGTCAAGCCGTCCAGGGTGTTGGCGGCAGCGCCGACCGATGCCAGCGCGTTCATCGCCGGGGTGAAGTCCAGCGGAGCCTGCTGGTTGTCAGCGATCCACTGCGCCAGCGTTGCCTGGGCCGAGGTCACGTGCGCGGCTACCGCGTTCATCCCATCGGCCAGCGTCTGGATCTGTGCCTGCTCCTGACCTGCCATGCTCATGAGTGCTCCAAGTTTCGCGTCGATTCCGGCCAGCGCATCGAGGATGGCCTGGGGGAGCACGTCGTCAGTGGTGACCAGGGCAGGCGGTTCCTGCGAGAGGTCAACGATCAGGTATCTCCCCGGCACGGTGGCCACGGTAGCAGGATGCGTGACAGGTGGCTAGACGCCCGCCTCCGCCAGCCTGCGGGCAGCGCGCCGTGATACCCGGGTCGGCAGGCCCTGGCCGCCTGGCAGCAGCGCAGCGCCGCGTATGGGCGGCCCTGGCCAGCAGCGGCAGTGCGGGTGGACCGCGCCGGGGAAGCCGATCGAGGGCATGTCGTCAGCGCGGAAGTTGTGCCGGTTGGCCCTGCGGCACTCCAGCGATGTTCTCCGGTCGTTCACCGAGTACCAGCCGAGCAGCGGCCCGTAGTCCATCACCCGGGAGTCCACCACGGCAGCGGCCTGCATCCGGTTCCATACCGCCTCCTGGTGCTGGCCGTAGTAGCGCCGCTCGGCCGCCATCTGCGCCAGCAGTTCGCGGGGGTCGGCCCCGCCCGCGGCCACCCGGGCCAGCGTCTCGTTGAAGCGGCGGCTGGAGTTGACCATGAACTGGGCGCGGCGGATCAGGTTGAGCCGGGCGATCTGCGCGGTGGCCGGGCCGTAGAAGCCGGTCCGGTCCGGGGGCCGGTCCATCACCACCTGGAGCGCGGCCATCAGCGCCTCGCGGCGGATCTTGGCGGCCAGGAACACCGGGGCCAGGATCGCCGCCGCCTCGGCCACGGTGACCGCGGTGGCCAGCACGGCCGCTGCGGCCGTGGCGAGGTTCTGCTGCTGCGGCTGCTGCGGCGGCGGCTGGGTCATGCCTTGGGCGGGACCTGCTGGTAGGCCCCGGGCTGCGGCTGCTGGGCTGGCGGTTCCGTCAGCGGGCCTTGCGGGGGCAGCGGCACGTTCTCAACAGCCTGGATCACGCTGGCTACCCCGGTGATCACCGGGGTGAGGTCGGGCCGGTGGGTGTGCGGCGCGACGTAGGCGGCGAACGTGGCCAGCAGCCAGGCGATGAGGATGGGCAGTTGGTTCTTCAACTCGCTCGGCAGGTTCGTCTCCAGCCAGGGCACGAAGTTGAACAGCGCCCAAGCCAGGTAGCCGCTGATCAGCAGCGTGGCCGAGCCTGCGCCCACCTTCGTCTCGATCAGGCTGTTGCTGCTGCTGCTGACGTCGATCTGCTGGCTCATGCCATCCTCCCCGGAGGCGGGACCATCGGCGGCTTGGCCGGTGGCCGTGGCGGCTGCCGTTGCTGGCCGGGCTGTGGAGCCTGGCCAGCCCCCGCAGGACGCAGCGGAGGCTGGCCAGCTAGGTGGCGCTGCATCATGCCTGCGGCAGCGCCCGCCATCCCGTTGAGCGCGCCAAGCTGGCCCGCCGCCTGGGGCGGCATGCCTGGCGGGGCAGCAGCGGCAAGCTGCTCGGCGCGCTGGTTGGCGGTGGACTTGAGCGCCTGGTGCACCTGGTCGATGTCCAGTTGCAGGATGCTCGCCATGCGCTCGGTGATCAGGTCCAGGATCTGGAGCGGAATGTGCAGCGCGGGTGCCGCTGCCAGGGTGGAGAACATCGTCAGCAGCGCCTGGGCCTGCTCATCCTGGAGCGGGCCGAACTTCCAGGTCGGCAGCGCGGCCTGGGTGCCGAAGTTGAGCACGATCAGCGGCCTGATCAGGTCGTAGTTGATCGTCTCCGCGATCTCTTTGGCCACGGCCTGGCGGGACTTGAGGTAGAAGCTGGACTGGTCCTGGGACAGCGCGTAGCTGCCCCGGCCGCCCGTGGCGCTGCCGGTCAGGGCCATGAAGCCCGCGAGCACGCTGTGGGTCTGCCAGGACTCCAGCCAGCCCATCGCCTTCTCAAACATTTCGCTGGCCCCGCCCGTGGATTCCAGCACGTCAAACGCCTTCTGGCCGTCCGCGGGGTGGACCAGGCCGACCACGCCGGAGGACTTGAGGCTGGCGATGTCGTCGGCGCGGGTGTTGGCCTCCGGCTGGTCGTTGCCGTAGACGATCGTCCGGGGCAGCGCCTGGTTCTCCAGGAAGTGATACCACAAGTAGAGCAACTTGAGCTTCGTCTGGTAACACCAGTAACAGATGTCCATTTCGGACGTGCCGGACAGCGGCTCGCGGTGCTTGCCGTTGGTGTGGATGAAGCTCCGCACGTGCGGAATGTCCACGTAGCCAGGCACCTTCTGGCCGCGGGTCAGGCCGATGTTGCCGCCCGCCAGCCAGATCTGCTGGCGAAAGCCGTTCTTGGCCCCGGTGCGGGCGTTGTAGCGGGCCTGGCAGGTGGCGATCGGGCGGAACGCGACCTTGCGCAAGATCACCTTGCCGTCGTCGTCCCTGATGTCCCACACCTTCTCAAAGAACGATCGGCGGAACACCTGGGCGCTGGTGATCTGCCCGACAAGCTGCTGAATGGGCGTGATCATCCCGCCGTCGATGTCCGGGGTCATCAGCACCGAATTGGCGAACTCGGCTTCTCCCTTATCGCCCTTGGCCGGGTTGATGAAATAGTCCGCCTCGCGGATTGGCAGCGTCAGCACCATTTCTATTGCCGAGCAGATGCCGTCGCGGCGGAACATGTCTTTCATTTCCCGGGCGGTCCAGTCGCCGTAATCAAAGACGTCTCCGCCGCCGAAGAATGAGAACAGCCTTTCCCCGATGTCGAATTGGGTACCCAATTCGGTGCCCAGCAGTTCCCGCCGCGTCTTGGGCTTGAGGTCAGGGAACTGGACTAGCTGCCCGCCCTGTGTCGCTGCCACGCTCACCGCCATGCTCGGGTGTTAGGCCGTCCCTGGCCTTCGTCATCAGCGGGAGCGAAGCTCTCCAGGCTCCACTTGTCAGGGCCAGGATAGGCCCCGCCGTGTGCCTGGGCCAGCCTGCGCCGCGCCCGCTCGATCGGCGGCTCGGCCAGGTTGTCCAGTTCCCTGGCCATCGCCCAGCGCTTCGCGCCGTGCTTGCCGGGCGGGCCGAAGCTGTGCCGCAGGTAGGGGGACAGCGCCCACACCAGCGAGTCGAGGCGGTCCGGGGAGCGCTCGCCCTGCGCGCCCGTGAACGTCGCCATCTGGTCCTCAAGCTCGGGCAGTTCCTTGTCGGGCACCCGGTGGCCGTCCGCGAGGGTGCGGGCGATGTGGCAGTGCCGGACCCGGCCGCCGCCCTGCTCATACAGCGCTGACACCGGCTCGGCGCGGACCCGCTTGGCCTGGCTGGCGTGGATCACCCGGTACGGCACCCGGACCTTCATCGACCGCATGACCTGCTCAAACGTGGCCTTGAGCCAGGCCCCGCCGTGGTTCTTCTCGATGATCAACTCCACCCGGCAGCCGTGCTGCTCGCCCAGCGTCAGGGCTCGGCGGATCACCTGCTGGGCGAACGGCACCGGGGCGCACTGGCCGCCCCAGTTCTCCAGCACGTACAGCGGGTGCGGGTCCTCCACCATCCCAAGCGCGACCGCGGTGTATGCCTGCTCATCGGACGTCTCGCCGCCGTCGCTGGGGTCCACCCCGATCTTGATCTCGCGCACCTGATCGGGCTGGTAGTCAACGCGGATCGAGTCCAGCAGGTCCCGGGTCCACAGCGCATTGGCGACGTCATCCAGCAAGTCGCCCTCAAGCTCCTGCCGCTCCAGCCGGGTGCCCTGCGCCGCGCCGATGACCGCCCGCAGGAACTCATCGGAGAGATTGTCCGCGTTGTCGATCGTGCGCAGCTTGCGGACGATCACCCCGCCCTCGCCGGGGTCGTTGCGGATCAGCGCCCGGACCAGCTTGCGGGCGGGCCGGGCTGCCTTGGGCGTGCCGGTGGCGATGATCTTGCTGATGCCGTCGCGGACCGCATACCGCAGCGATTCGTTCCAGGTCGTCTCCCACTTCTCCCACAGGCCCACTTCGTCGCACCAGGCGGCCTTGAGGTTGCGGCCCTGGATGCGCAGCCCGCCCTCGGCCGCTGAGTCGGCGTAGACCACCAGGCCGTTGTGCAAGATCACCTGGCCGTAGGTGCGCCAGGCGTGCTTGACGGTCTTGGACCGGTGGTCGCGGACCTCGGCCATCGAGGTCCCGAGCGCCCGCAGCAGCCCGCTCTTGCCTTCCACGCACTTGGTCCAGGCGTCGGCGTAGGTGGGAGCCACGATGCCGTACTCGCCTTCGCCCTCGGTGTCGTCCATCAGCCAGTCGGCCAGGCCCTGCGCGCCCGCCCGGGTCTTGCCGGAGCCCCGGCCGCCCTGGAAGTAGACCACCCGCCACGGGTCCTCAACCGGGGGCAGGATCTGCTCGGGCCGGGCCTTCTTGCCGTCCGGCCCGCCCATGCGCCAGCGCAGCCGCGGGTCGGCCGGTGCGCCCGAGTAGCCGGTGGCCACCCGCTCCAGCACCTGGGTGAAGTCAGCCACTAGCTGGCCTTGGTCAGTTCCCTGGCCAGCACGGCGCGGGCTTCCTGCTGGGCCACTAGGTCCAGGCCACTGGCGGTCAGCGCGGCCGACAGCGCCCGGTCCACCATGTCCACCTGCTGCTGCTGGATCATCGCCAGCTTGCGCTCGATGCCGAGCTTGCCGATCTGCACCAAGATCGCGGCCAGCCGCTCCAGGGCTCGCTCGTACAGCAGAACCTCGGCACGCATCTGCTC